ATGTTGTAGGGAGATAAGAGAGAAGTTTGGATTGTAGTGCTTCTGAAAGCAAGCTATAAATAATAGACCAACCGTCAAAAAGTTGGTGTATAATATAATAATCATATATAGCTATAATGATCATTATAATGATCACTTATGTAGACATTTACATGTCTACATCTTACACGGCCTTAGAGCACGGGACATCTACTGTTCCATTTTCATGTGATTTAAGGTAACGGTGCTGAAAAGCCAAAAAACCGAAGGCTTGCACCCCGTTGGGCAACATAAGAATTACTGTTGATTTATCTGATGAGACTTTTTATGGAGTGCTTGATGCGAACAAACAATTAGAGAGGGAACAAATGAAATACACACTAACCTTAGTGGCAGCACTTTGGGGTATGGCAGGTATGTCACACTCTGAAAATGCTTCTGCAAAAGTGCACCATGTTTATCATCGTCACCAACATCATTCAAATGATTTTTCAAAGAATGGTACAGGTGAAGAAGTAAAAGTAAGGCATGGAAGGGGTGAAAGTGGAAAGTCATCGTATAAGAATGAACCGCTTTCTGTTAATCAAAAGAACATCATTACTTTAGCTTATAATACGGCAAAAGCTGATGGTCTTCGACAACCAGAAGTTCTAGCTGGTATAATTTACCAGGAAAGCAAAGCCGGTGAGGCGGCTAAGTTTAGAACCTCAAAACATAAGAAGGCTTGTGACCAAACTGTTGGGTTAGGGCAAATCAAAACTAAAACTGCAAAATCAGTTATGAGAAGATTTCCTGAACTGAAACAAAAGTTTGGAATACCAGATAGCCAAATAGAGAATGCACTTGCATACAACGACAAATTCAATGTTGCTGTTGCCAGTAAGTATCTTGTCTATCTGAGCACAATGTATAAAGGTGATGCACTCATTGCCAGTTATAACCTGGGAGAAGGTGGTGTTAAAAAGCTACGTAATCCTAGCAAGTTGCCTTATGTACAGGTGGTTAATAAGCATATTAGCCGTCTAAATCTATAACAACAGAACATACGAGAATATGTGTTATAATATATTCTCGTATGTCACTTTTTACATTATGTATGTCATCAAGCGAGTCGTCTTCTCCTTTTGCATCAAAACTACAAAACCTAATTCATACTCATATTCCGCTACATGGGAAAGTATCTGCAACCGGCTTTCAACAAGTAAGGTGTGCATGCTGCAACGACCATTCTCCCCGTGGAGGTTGGCGAATTGAACCAACTGAAATCATGTATCACTGCTTCAATTGTGGGGTTGTTGGAAGTTGGAAGTTAGGTGATGAATATCTCTCAAAAGAGTTTCAAAGAATTCTTAAAGAGTTTGGAGTTCCTGAACTTGAACTAAATGAAGCTAAAAGTCATCTATTCTTCAATAAGTCAAAAACTTCCCCTGAAGAGAAAGTTATCACATTAGAGACTCTTACTAAAGTTGATCTTTTTACTCCTGAAGTATCTTTACCTGCTAATTCTGTTAGACTTGAGCCAACACTTCATATTCAGGAATGTGAATTTTTATGGAACAAATATAGACTGTCTGCTAATGACTATCCGTTTTTTGTTAGCACAACTTTGTCAAACCGTGTTATAATACCATTTTATAAACAAGGGAAATGTATCTATTGGCAAGCAAGAACAATATTGCCACACGAAAATCCAAGGTATCGTAATTGTGAAGTCAAAAAAGATGCTGTGATTTTCAATCACGATGAAATCTTTCGTTACTCTGATAAACCACTCTTCATATGTGAAGGTGTCTTTGATGCTATTCATATCAATGGAATAAGCCTTTTAGGTAGTAAGCTCACTAATGCTAAGATAGAGCTACTACAAAAATCACGACGAGAACTAATCTTCGTGATTGACAAAGATGCTAATGGACAATCATTAGCACGACGGGTGTTGAAAGAGGGGCTGGGTTGTATCACATTTGTTACAAATGCCTCCACAACAAAATCAAAAGCTGACATATCATCTCGAATTGTCGAAACTGGCAAAATCTGGACTGTGTATGAACTCCTTCAAAATAGGATATATGATGAAAAGAAAGCAACACTTTACATAAACTTTTTACCACAACATATAAGGAAATAAATGATAGAAGAACAAATAGAATACAATCTTGATGTTCAGAAACTTTTAGTTGAAAACTTATTGAGCAATCCTGAACTATTTGCTCGTTGTAACAAAATCCTTTCTCATGAATACTTTGATGTAGCTCTGAATAAACCTGTCAAGTTTATTCGTGAATACTTTGAAGAATATCGAACAGTGCCCAATCCTAAAACGATTGCTGCTACTACAGGGTTTCAATTTGATGTTGCTGAAACATTGAATAAAGCTGACCAAGATTTTACTGCAAAACAAATAGAAAGCTTTTGTCGTAATTCTGCAGTTTGGGCAGCTGTTATGAAAGCTCCAGCTTTACATGATAAAGGTGACTTTGGAGCTATTTGGCAATTGATAAAAGAAGCTGATGCTATTTCTCTAAATCGAGATTTAGGTATCAATTACTTTGATAATGTTGGGGATAGGTTACGCGACTTGTTGAATAATTCTCCAACAATATCAACAGGTTGGGCTGAAGTCGATGAAGCTATAGGTGGAGGTATCAATAGGCAAGAACTACTGTTACTAACAGCCGCAAGTGGTATCGGTAAAAGTATCTGCATGTCAAACTTAGGTATCAATTTAGTTGAACAAGGATATAGTGGGGTTTATTTCTCACTTGAACTTGCAGACCGAATTGTATGTAAGCGATTTGATAGTATGGTAACCGGTATTGGTCAAGCAGATATTCTGAAGAATATCTCAGCAGTTGAGTCTAAAGTAGAAAACTTTAGAGGGAAACATGATGCAAAACTTTTTGTAAAACGATTTCCTGAAAGTGTTACTACTGCAAACGACTTACGGGCATATCTTAAAGAGTTTCAACAAACTTATGGCTTTACCCCAGATTTCATCATAGTTGATTATCTTGATTTGATGGCAACTAATAGAGGTATTAGTAATGAGAATATTTGGTTAGCAGATAAGTATAAAGCAGAAGAACTTCGTGCATTAGGATTAGAGTTTGATTGTGCAGTTATTACGGCTTCACAATTAGGAAGAGGTTCTCTGGAAGCAGAGAAAGTTGGACAACAACATATTCAAGGGGGATATTCAAAAGTACAAACTTGTGATATAATGATAGCTATCATTCAAACTGATTTGATGCGAGCAGCAGGTGAATATCAATTTGAATATACTAAAGTACGTAATGCATCAGGAACCGGTTCTCATACATTATTAAAATGGGACCCTATTGCATTACGAGTTTCTAATTGGGAAGAAGGTAATCAAGGATTACGAATAAAGCCAAAATCTGAAACTATAAATACTGTTTTGAATACTTACGGATCCATGATTGCAGATAAATTCAATCAAAATGGATCTACTAGTAAATCAAATCTTTTAGATTTGGTCGGAAAAAAATGATTTTATAACCACACACAACATAAAAGAGGAAATCAAAATGGCAGAAACAAATGAACAAGTTCAAACTATCACTATTGACGGTGTTCAACATGAACTTGCAAAATTTTCAGTTGAAGTACAACGTTTAGTTCAAATTCATCAAATCTGGGAACAAAAAGTTATCGAAGCTGAGCTTGAACATGCTCGTGCTCGTGCTGCCGTTCGTGATTTGAATGCTGAATTATTGGCTAAATTGAAATCAGAATTAGAACCAGCTTCTGCTGCTGACGACGAAGCTACTGATCCTGCTGAAGCAGTATAAGTTCTAAATACTGAGTAAAAACTAAAAAGGACCGAATATGAAAGTATTCGGTCCTTTTGTTTATCCATGTAAGTAGATAAATAGTTTTTATTATCTAACATTATAGACACTTACTATATGGCAACAACATTTGAAGATTTACCTATAAAGAAGTTTATTGCTCAATTGAAATCAATAGGTTCTTATACGATTTCAGCTCAAGCAGATGGACTTACTTTTTACTTTGGTATTGATACTGATGGTCAATTCTATACTAGTGCTTATTCTCCAAATAAACGAACAAAGTTTTCATATAAAGTAACTGATTATCAATTACGAGTAGAGAATAATCAATTTAGAGCAGCACATAAAGCTATCTCCAAGTTTATCAACGAAATAAAGGATATCCTTGATGAAGGACAAGCAATTGAATGTCAATTAGAAGCTCATGCTGAAACTCAATTTGGTAATACTTTTAGCAAAATCATTCTTGTTAGACCAGTAGTTGGAGAAGCAACTATTGCAGATAGCAAAATCATTGATACATTATATGATGCTATCGGTGATAAGAAATCTCAAGTAAAAGTCAAACAAATAACATCTATCAATGGAGAAGATCTTGAAGAACAAGAAGTAATCACTTCTTGGAAAGTTACTAAGACTAAATCAGTCAAGGGTAACGGAATGTTATCTTCTGGTAAAATGAAAAGTATCTTATCCAACTTACAAGACTTTCTTGCAAAAGATAATGAAGTAGCTTATCATCATGGATTAGAACTTAGCAATTATGATGTTGCTTCAATCAATCTTACCCAAGTTCCAATGAAGTATCGTGATGTCATTGAAACAGAACGCGATAAACTTAACAATGAAATTCTTACTAAGTATAAGTTCCCTATCAAAACAGAACTATTGAAGTCAATTGAAGATAGTATCGGTTCTCAAGCAGCATTACTACATAAAGGTTCAGGAGACAGTACTTGGATTGCTTCAAGCGAGTTCAAAGCTGATGGTCGATTTGATACTATTCCAAAACGCGAATTGAACGGAATGATAAGAACTACCGATAAGAAAGCTTCTCTTGAAGATAGAGGTGGAATTGAAGGTATCTTTCAACAAAGAATGGCACAACTATTTGGAGTACCAGAACTACAACGTCCACAATCAGCTAACTCAATCTTCAAAACTCTTAGAGGCACAACTCCTCGTGATACTGCAGCAGCTTTTGCCCAACAATTGAAAGAGATGAGCTTTAGCGGAGTAAAGATGAAGGTTCAAGCAGTACTAAAACATTCAAAAGAAGAAGCTGAGAAAAAGTTGAAAGAGTTCAAAGATACGAGTAATGATTTCAAACAGGTCACAGGCGAGTCAGAAATTACCTATACTCAAGACGAAATAAAAGATAATCTTGGATATTATGCTCAAGCAATTGAAAGCTATAATGATAGAATGTCTGAAGTTGGAAGAAGTAAAAGTTTCACTGACCTGATACTTGCTTTATATGGGGATCGTATCTATTCAATTCACGGACAACAGGTAGCGGAATGTGTCATTGAAGAAGGAAGTAAGTTACAAAATGTATCATTAGATCAAATCAAGAATATGCATGGTCATGATATTTGTAGTGCATATACCGCAACATTGTTAGCGACTATGCTTCTGCTTCGAACACAGATTAGAAATGCAGTTCCTCTTATCAAAGATATGAAACATGCTACACTAAAACATAAACCTGATGCTACAATGAGCCAATTGAATTTTTGGGGAACTATGGTCTTTAGTCCATACATTGCTGCAATGAAAGATAGTATCTCATCAGATACTACAAGTGAATTGAAAAAGTTATCAGGACGAATAACAAAACAACGAATTGAAAAGATACATAAAACATTATCATCTGGCAGTTTTGTTCAAGATTGGGATTTACAAGAAGAAAATGCTAAATTGATTACTATGCGTCTTGAAACCCGCAGTCAATCAATAAATATGTCAATCACTGGAATAAGACATTGGGATGATATTGAACTAAGTGATAGAAATACTGTCATTTCTAAAGTCTTTTACTATTTACAACAACATGTTCATGGTTCCCCGCTTTTGGCACCTTTACGACAATTGGCAACAACTACACTGACACATGCAGCAAAAGATAACACTAATATGACAAATAAGAATTCTACTTCTTTACAAGATATTGACGAGTCATTTACTTTCATTCAAGAATTGTCTTCTTTAGTAAATGAAACTGAAATGGGGTCTAATACAACTCAAACTGCTTTTAGTTCAGGGGCTAATACACCTGCTTGGGGAGATTTTGGAGTAGCACCTGATCCTTCTTCAGATGGACAATCAAAACAAACTAAAGCGGCACCTGTCGGTAATAAAGCCCTATCAAACAATCACTTACTGGTCAAATTTATGAACGGAAAACCAATAGTAAAAAGGAAAAGAGACTTCGTCAAAAAATCAAAATTTGTTCGAAATGCGGAACAAGTTGTTAGAGAAGATGGTGAAGGGGGAGATAGTGGAGGCGGTGTTGATGCAAGTGTTACTTCATCAGCTGCAATTGCAACATTCCCTGCACGATTATTTGAACCTACTAATGATACCAAAAAGAAAGGAAGTGGCAAAAAGAAAAAGAGAATTCTGAAGCGAGTTATTCCTGGGTTCAAACATTTGACTGCGGTTAGTGAAAAGACACTTTCAATGTTTGATGATTTGTACTATGCAATTGTTGAATGGACTGATGAAGACTTCAATGGTGATCCTTTGACAGATGAAGGTTTCAAATTCTTGAAAGAACACCGAAACATTATTGCATCGGTGGTGGATCGAGCACCTCGTAAATGGCCTTCTGTCAAATTAGTAGGAACTAAAGATCATCTTACTACATTCTTATCAAAAGACTACCAAGCAGATGCATCATTTATCACATCTGCTATCAAACCAATGATTGGGGAGTAACAATCACAATGAAGAATACAACTGACTTTCTAATGGACATTTTAGCTGAAATTGAACAACCCAATTCATTCAATGCTCCTAAAGATCAAAATACAACTAGTGCTCCACCTAAAGATCACTTTACTTTGCCAAAAGGGATTTCATTTGATCCGAATACAAAGCTAACTCAACGAGATGCATCTAACTTGATACAACAAGCACAGGATAAAGCAGAAGAAGTTGATACTATTGCTTTTGGACTTGAACTAAATGATGGAGCAATTGTCAAGGTATATGTTGCTACTCCTGATGCTGAAAGCTTTGAAAAAGCAATGAGTGACCTGTTAGGTAAAGAAGATGACATTGAAATTGCTATCAATGATTTAGCAGGAGAGTTTGATATCGTATCAGTCGAATGGCCTGAAGATGATATGACTGGTGATGGTTCTGTTCCAGGAGAAGAAGAGGTTGGAGATGCTGCACTGGATAATGAAGGTGATGGTAATGTAGATGATTTAGCTGACAAGAAAGAAAAGAAAACTAAACTTGGCTTCAATCTAAATAGTGACGATGAAGATAAGAAAGATAAAGGTGATGAAGATAATCTTGAAGGTCCTTCAGACGATGATAAGAAGAAGGATGATGAAGAAGATGCATTTGGTGGATTAGACTTCGGTAAGAAAGATGGCGACGATAGTGAAGAGGAGGAGAAAGACAAACCTGCTCTTGACGACGAGGAAGAAGAAGAAGAACCTGAAGATAAGGAAAAACCAACACCTCCTAAGAAGAAACCAGCAAGTAAGAAGAAACCAGCAAGTAAGAAGAAAGAAGAGTTGAAAGATAGCATTCAACAATCTTCTCATTCCTGGCTATTCTCTTCGTTCTTGAACGAAGACACTCTTTTGGAAGAAAGTAAGAAAGAAGATGAAGCTGAAGAGAAGATTGAAGAACTGTTCAAGACTGCTATGCAACGTAAGATCATTCGTCTTATCATTCTTCTTGGAATGCCAGCTTTACGTTTGTCACAAAGTAAAACTTTACTGCGTCATGGTGTGAGAGAAGCAGCTCTAGGAATGGTCAATAACCCTAAAGGTCGTATCTTTTTGCATCGTTCATTGAAAGAGTTAGAAGACATCTTGGGAACCGGGGAAGCTGAGAAAGCTGAGAAAGAACTTACTTCTACTAAAAGTAAGAAAGAGAAGATTGATGAAGCATCCACGTCTCATGGTACTTCTGCAATGTTTGAGTACATTCTTCATCTTCTTGAAGCATTGGGAGTTCCGCATGACTTATTGCATTCTCGTAAGTCACTGTTAAGACAAGCATTGAAACCAACAATTGTTCATCTTATCAAACATGGCAAACTTCGCAACTATGTAGCAGGATTAGCAAAAGCTTTAGGTATCAAGCAAGTACATCCACATGAAGAAAGCGATGAAGATGCTATCGTAAAAGAAGCGGTTGATTTAGGTAATGATGCTTATCTATCATTGGTCTCAACATTAGCTTCATCACTGGGTATTCCTGATGATAACTTGAACTATAAGAGATCTAATCTAATTCAAGCTCTTCGTCAACGCAAACAACAACTCAACTTGCCAGCAGTTAGAGTTAGGGCAGCCGCTTTAGCAAAAACGTTATCAGCAGGAAGTGTCAATGAAGAGGAATTACAAGTAGTGTATGAAGAAGCTTATCGTCATATGCGAGACAAAGCAGTTGACCTTGGCATGTGGAGTATTGGAAAAACTGGGGAAAGAGTAAGATTTGCAATTGACAGTCTTGAGATAAAGTTAAGTTCAACTGAAGCAAAGAACTTGCATCATGCAATTGACAATGGCTTCGAGACAACTGTTAGTTCGGGTAATGAACATTTCAACTTCAAACCAGTCAATCATGGAGTAGAGTATGTTGTTACACCACTTGATAGTGATAACGAATTTCATAAAGATGGTATCAAGTTAGGTAAGAAGTCAGTTGAAGCATTCTTGAACTTATGGTAAAGTATTCATTCCCAAAGTTGAAACGTATAGAAGAAGGCGGGTATCGGTTATATGAAACTCCCGAAGGTAACTATTACCCTTCCATAACGTGTCTTCTTGGACGTACAGTAAGTGAAGAAAAGAAGACAAGTCTAACAAGTTGGCAAAACTCATTAGGAACTGATAAGGCAGCAGCATATACTCAAGCTGCTGCATCTAAAGGTACAAATGTTCATACTATGATTGAGCGATATTTGAAGAAAGAAGACATGAAGTTCAACGAGTTTAGCCATGACGATGTCAATGTGTTCAATGCTCTGAAGTTGAAGTTGAACCAAATTACTGATGTCATTGGTTTAGAAGCACCTCTCTATTCTGATTTACTTGAACTTGCAGGAACAACTGATTGTATCGGAACCTATAAAGGTGTTCCCTCAATCATAGACTTCAAGACTTCATGTCGCATCAAGAACGAAAAAGACATTGCTGATTACAAACTTCAATGTTGCTTTTATGGGATTGCAATGAATGAGAAGCATGGAACTGATATTGACCAAGGGGTTATTCTTATGTCAGCTCAAACAGGATTTCCTATTGAGTTTTCATTTAGACTTTCTGCTCAATTACCAACATTGATTGAACGGGTTGATACTTTCTATTCGAAAATGGCTAAATAGTATAACTTATACACACACTCACGGAGCAAATATCCAATGTTCAATTACCCTTTCGTTGATACTACTCAACAAATCTCTTTACCTACTGATAATGAAGTATCATTTACTTCTAATGCTCCTATTGATGGAAGCGAATTTCCGTTAGGGCCACAAGAAGCACCTGAACAGACAGCAATTGACATATCAAAGTACTTCTTTTATGTAGGTGAAGCACGTCAGACTAACTATGACGTTCCAGTTGCTAATAATAGCGGGTCAATATGTAATCAAGAAGTGTCTAATGACATATATGTTGATATTGACATCATGGTTAGTTGTCCGAATAAGACTGTGAAATTGACAAAACGTATCAAGCTTTGCAAACAATCGTTAGCTCGTGAAGCTGAATGTAAAGATGCAATACTCAGTTCAATGGCGACAGTTGTTGAAGGACAGAAAGAAGCGGGAGTAAAGTCACAAACCCAACGCATGCTTGAACTTGCCGGGATCAACCATCCAAAGAATTACGTTCTATAACGAGTACTCATAATATGGCAAACAATAAGACGCTCATTTTACTGACAACTGAAAAAGAGAACTGGGTTCCACAAGAACTTGAAAAAGTTGCAAAAGCAAAAGGTTTCAACGTTCTTACTGTCAATCCTGATACTTGCTTCATTTCGCTTGCACCTGAACCATTCATTGCCCATGAAGGAAAGAAGTTTGAAGGTGCTGACATAGTCATTCCTCGATTATCAGAAGACAATCTTGACTATAAGTGTGCAATCATCAATCATCTTGAAAAGATGGATATCAAAGTACTGAACACTGGTAAGTCGATGCGAATTGCTAGTAACAAAGTTGAGACACAAATTCTACTCAATGATGTTGGGCTTAGTACTCCAAAGACTGCGGTTTTTACTAATGAAGAACAAATTGATGCAGCACTTGAAGCTATTGGTGGTAAATTCCCAGTCATTGTCAAAACTCTATTTGGAACACATGGCGTTGGTGTAGTAAGAGCTGATAGTAAAGCAAGTCTTGTTTCGCTCATTCAACTTCTGTTGAAATCAGGTGAGCAGTTTATGCTTCAAGAGTTCATTGAGCATTCTGAAAGTGCTCGTGTTCTTTTATTAGATGACAAGGTACTAGCTTCAGTTATGAGAACTATTCCTGATGGGGATTTTAGAAGTAATGCTCATCAAGGTGCAGAACTCAAAAAACATGAGCCAACACAAGAAGAACTTGATGCATGTATCAAAGCGGCTAAAACTTTAGGCATTCGACTTGCTGCAGTTGATTACATCCTAAATGGCGATGACATTGTAGTATTGGAAGTCAATGGCTCTCCGGGATTTGAAGCAATGCAAAAAGTGATTGACGAACCTATTGCTGATGCTATCATTGACTTCTGTTTAGAACAAGTTGGTGGTGAAAGTGATGAGAAAGAGGAAGAAGTAGAACCTACTCCACCAATAGAAGAAGAGGAACCTAAGGAAGAGGAGGAAACTGCTCCCGAGAAAGAGGAAGTTGAAGTTGTTGAAGTTCCACCTCATGATGTTGAAGGAGACAAGATTGTCGGGTCGCTTACTAAAGTCATTATCAAACATTTCAATAATGAAGAACCAATTGAAGCTCGTGTTGATACTGGAGCAAGTATCAGTTCCATTCATGGTGATAACATTGAAGTAGATGATACAACTATCAAATTCACTTTTGGTAAAACTCGCTATAAGTTTCATTTAGCAAGAACATCCAAAATCAAGCAGTCAAGTATTGATGATCCTGATGAACGTCCAGTCATTTGTGTAGATATGGTCATTGATGGTATTACTCTTCGAAATGTTGAACTTTCCGTTACAGACCGAGAACATATGGAGTATAATATACTTTTGGGACGTAAGACATTAGCATCAGGTGGTTTCTTAGTCAATCCTGCAGCAGGAGTACTTGATAACGTAAGTCAAGAGGATGAGCAAGAACACCAAGAAGAACCTGTTTCTCCTGAAGAAGAACAATCTTCAGGTAATGAAGAAGAATAACATAATCTCTCTCCCATAAACATAATAAAACTATAATATGATAAAATCGCCCTTTTATGTCGTACAAGATTTTTTGTCACCAAAACAATGTGAAGAGATACTTCATCAGTATGAAGTAAAAACTCCTAATACAAATTTAGTTGGAGACCCGATAAAGTTAGAAAAAACAATGGAACCTGCTAAAGGTCAAACACTCATAATGCAGAAACTACGTGAGCATATTCCATTGTTAGAAACTCATTATAATGCTACATATCGTGGAACTGAGTCATTAGTCATTAGTCATTATCCAGAGTTTCATAAAGCTCCAGCTCAACAGGCTGGATGTGAGAATTCTCATTATATTAAAAAGAAATGGCTAAAAGTAAAAGATGTTGATTTGACTGGAATTATTTGGCTAAAAGAGTATAATGGTGAAGTTCCCTTAGATCCAAGACATGAAGTATATGGGTGTAAAGTAGAGTTTCCTACTTATAATTTCTCTTTAGTACCACAGCGTGGTACTTTAGTGATATTTCCAGCATATCCGCATTTTATAAATTGTATTAGTCCAGCATTAGTTGGCGATTGCTATCAGATCAAAGTGAATATAGCTCTTAGTGCAAAAAATGGAAGTATGTGGTTATATCAACCAAAAGATTTTCAGGCAAATGGGACAGATTTTATTGGATCATGGTTCAAAGATTTTTTGTAAATAATAGAATATGACATATTTCTTCTAAAGTATAGGATTTTTATACAATGAAACAACAATACCAACGTCTTACTGAAGCTTTTGAAAACCGAAAATGGAACAAAGGTGAAGTAAAGTTCAGTGAAACAAAACTTTCAGATCCGCATGTTCAAAAAATTCTTAAGGAAGTAGCACGTATAACTAATACTTCTATAAAAGAAGTAGAAGATGATATTCAATCAAAGCTTGATGAATTTAAGGATATTGCTACTAAAGCACCTATCCTGTATGGAACTATTCTCAAAAACTTTATTGAGGATACAACCTTCACCTTGATGCAGGATCATCAAATATCTTCACCAACTTGTCCTAAGTTCAATAGAACTATTTTCCGTCAATTAGTATGGGCGATAAAGGCTGATCATGAACAGTTTTATCCGCTTCGTTCATTCATGAACCATAAGCGATTATATGATCCTGTCGTAATCTTTACTGATGACCCTGCATTTCCAGCTTTTTCGAAATGTCAAACTGCATGTGCATCTCCTAAAGGAATTTTTGCCTTCAATCAAAAGTTCTGTCAAGCATTGATGGAAATGGCACATCTAAAGGAAATAAAGCCAAAAGGTAAAAAGTATGAATGTAATGGTGGTGATATTCCTGATGAGTATTGCTATCTTGAATTTGTCATCATTCATGAGTTCATGCATTATACATATGATGACTTCCATTATCAAAAAGCCATTCCCGGAGCTGACCCAAAAATTATCAATTGGGTTGGAGACTTCAGAACTAACTATTTGTTAGTCAAATCTGGATATGAACAACTTCCTATGGGATTGTTCAATGATGATATCAACTATGATAGACAAAGATCGTATAAAGAAATGTATGATCTTGTTGAGAGTGAAATGAAAAACTTGTCTGACCCTGAACAGGAAAAGTTGAAAAAGATATTAGATGATATGGGAGATGACCATGTACCTGGGCAAAAAGAAGGGGAAGACATGGATGAAGGTAAAGATGAGGGAGATGACGAGGAAGGAGAAGGAGAGGGAGAAGGAGAAGGCGAGGGAGAAGGAGAGGGACCTAAACGTAAAGGTAAAGGTAAAGGTAAAGGACCATGGAAAAAGATTGACGAGCAGAACAGTAAGACTGAAGACCAGATGTCAAAGTCAAAAGATAAGTCTAACAAAGAAGCTCAAGATGAAATGAAAGAACGCGAGAAAGAGCGTAAGGACCGTGAGGCTAAACAAGGTGCTGGTGGCAGAGGACAGGGACAAAACGGGTCGCATGAAATTGACTATAGTTCAGTAAAGCCAAGTTTTCAATGGAGAGAAATAGTCAAAAAGTTTATTGCTTCTGCAGGTGAAGAAGTTGAAGAAACCTATCAAAAACCTTCTCGTCGTGGTATTTCAGGGTTACATACTGCAATGCAAACTGGTGCTGGTGCA